GGATAGGCACGGCGGCGCGCACGGCGCGGACCTCAGCCTGGCGAGCGGCCTCCTCCTCCTCGGGCGTGAGCGGCTCAAGGAACGGCGGCGGCTCGGCCTGCGGCTTGACCTTGGGCTCGGGCTGGCGGAGACCGGTGGGCCTGCCGTGCTCCTCGCGGTGGGCGATCACCGCGGCGCCGACGGTGTTGCGCGTCGAGGGCGCGACCTTGTCGAGCTCGGGGTTGCGCCGGAAGTTGCGGATCATCTTCCCCGGCGTGTCGCCCTTGAAGATGATCGTGTGCTGGTCGAAGAGCTGGCGGAGCCGGCGCGTCGATAGCAGCGTGTGGTCGAAGGTCTCCCCAGGCCCGAACTTGCGGCCGCCTACCGTCACCGGCTTGCGGCACACAAACTCGGCGCCTGGGTCGAACTCTCTGCGCCAGGGAACCCTCATTTTTTCCATTCCTTAGGGTTGGCGAAGGCGTCGGTTTAGGACGCCGGATCGTGGATCGCGTGCTCGAAGAAGAAGCCGAGGTCCGCGCCGACCACCTTCTGGGCGTAGGCCATCTGGACTTCGATCCGGTCGGACTCGAGATTCTCCATGCGGAACCGCTTGATCCGGTGGCCGGTGGCCGATGCGCCCATCCAGCCGTTCCAGCTGAAAGTATAGCCGGCGGTCGGAATCATGATGCCGGGCGAGCGCGTGACGTAGATCAGCAGGGCGTTGTTGCCGGCCACGAAGCTCGATTGCTCGGGCTCCCCGCGGCGCGCCTTGTTGACCACAGCCTCGGCCACCAGCACCTCGTCCAGCCCGAAGAGCTGAGCGAGCGTGTTCTCGTTGGCCATGGCCGGCGTGTTGAACCCAGGCGCGCCCGGAGTTTGGCCGAACTTGATGCGGTCCACAATATCGGGGTGGTCGCACAGCACGTCGAAAACGTGCGGGCCGAAGAGGCCCTTGTTCGGCTTGAAGCCGGTGCCTTCCTGGACCTTGCGCTTGGCCGCGCGAACGTCCTCGATCGGCGTCGAGCCCGCGTCGTCCCACTGGAGGAACTCGTTGAGGCCAGCGATGGCGTCGACGCCCAGCGAGCCCCACTCCCAGATTCCCGGCTGGAAGTACGCCGCGAAGAAGGAGACCTCGCGCTTGATGAGCGCCTTCTGGGTCACGAAGATCGTGCCGTCCCGGTCGGGGTTCAGCGGGTCGTCGCTGTTGGCCCTGATCTGGTCGGCGATATCTTTGTGGAAGGCGAACACCGGCGCGAAGTAGGTCGGCGTCGAGTCGATGTCGTAGCCGTTGCCGGCGGACTCAGTGCCCGGCGCCCGCTCTTCCATCTCATCGCGGTTGAAGTCAGCGCGGCTATAGGTGAAGTACCTGTCGCTTTGCTTGAGGACCGGGATGTTCGGGAAGACCTTATCCGCCTTGAAGTTCCCCTCATCTTGGATATAGGCGATCGAGATATTGGTCAGTGGGCGGTTTACGTGAACGTCGCCCGCGGTAGGATTGCCCGGCATGTCCGGAAACCTCCATCTAAGGGATTAGGGGCGTCTCACGACGCTCCGTCTTCTTGCGCGGATAAAGCCCTCCGCTTAGGCCTGGGGTTGGAACTCGATCGAGATGATGTCGCCGGCTTGCGCCGCCGCCTCCAGCGCGATGCCCTCGCCCTTGCCAGCGGCAAGAGTGATGGCGGCGCCGTTGGCATCCGATTGAGTGTCGGCGCCCACCGCGATCGCCGCGCCAGCGACGACGAGGAGCCGGCCACCGACGCCGACCTCGATCGCGTGACCGGGGATTTGCTTCCCGATCAGCACGCCGAGCGAGCGGTCGCCGGAGCCGCTGAGAACCACCGCGCCCGCGTCGATCGAGACCCCGTTCACCACGGCGGCGTTCGGGTTGATCTTGCAGAAGCGGTACTGGCCGGGGTTGTTCCCTGAGAAGTCCGCCCCGGCAATGCGCGAGATGGAGCGGACCCTCTCATAGTTTGGTGCCGCCATGGCGGAACCCTCCTTGGTCTTTGGACCGTCTCACGACGCTCCGGGGGTTTGACGGCGCCGGGCGGCGCCGCCGGTTAGGACTGCGCGACGGGCTTCGCCGCGACGCTCTGAGCGTAGAGCTCGGGGTTCGCCGTGATCACCTCGTCGTAGGCCTTCTCGAAGGTCAGGCGACCGTTGCTGGCCTCCTGCTTCGCCTTGGCCAGCTTGTCGAGTTGGGCCTCGGGATCGCCCTCCTTGAGCACGCTCGGGTCGTTGTGGCCGAGCTTGGTGAAGGCGAGCTTCGCGGTGGCTTCCGCCGCCTTGAAGATCGTCTCGAAGGCGGCGCGGGTCGGCTCGTCCGCCTTGGCGACGTGGCGGAGCACCGAGACGCGCTCGGGGATCGAGCCGGCGAGGTGGCAGAAGTCGTCCGAGGCCCGCTTCGTGAAGCCGAGGGTCTCGTTGATCTCGTTCGCCTTGCGGACTTCCTCGGCGCCCTTGGTGATCCGCTCTTCCTGGCTCTTGAGGATCGCGAACACCCCAGGGCCGACTTCGCTCTTGCGGATCGAGCCGCCGGCGGTCTCCAGCACCTCGTCGCCGGTCTCGCGCTTGGCGATGATCGCGTCGCGCTCGGCCACCGACTTGCTCAGGTACTCGATCGCCTTCTTCGCCTTGGGCGAGTCCGGCTCGTCGTCGGCGTCCGGCTCGGCGTCGGTGGCCTTCATCTGCTCCTTGTCCTTCGGGCGAGCCTTCGCCAGGAGGGTGAGCATCGAGTTCTTGGCTTCCGCCTTGGCGAGTTTCGCCGCGGCATCGCCGCCGACCGCCAGCTTGGCGACTGCAGCTTCGACCTCGGCATCCGTGGCGGTCTCCGCCAGGCCGAGGGCCTTCTTAATCGCAACGGACATTGCCGCTCCTTCTGGGTTGAGATCGGCGGAGTCGCCGGCCTTGGAGACCGACCAGCTCTCGGGGAGAGTGTCGGATGCGCCCAGAGCTTTCGCCCTGGCGATGATGTGGGCTTTCGCCTTCGGCTTGTCGCCGGCCCGGCCGAACGCGGTGATCGCGTTGGACAGATCGCCCTTGGTCTCGATCGGGAAGCTCCCGTCGGGGAGCGCGGCTCCGCTGGTGGCCAGCGCCTGCCGCTTCTCGTCGGTGAAGGCCCGCTTGATGATCGGATCGACCTCGCCCTCGCCCTCGGCGCGCTTCATAAAGACTGCGCGCGCCAACGGCTGAGCGCCGCGCGTGACGCCGCTGAGCTCGTTGAGCTTGAACTTCGTCATCCGGCCGGGGATGGCCTTGGCGATAGCGTTCATGCGGCGACCCTTACGGGCTTCCCGTCAATTTCGATGTAATCCCCGCCGATTGAGAAGCCGGTATACTCGCCGCTGGCGAACTTGGCCAGCATCGCCGGATCGGGCGCGGTCGCCACCATCCATCCGGTCTTGTTGGTGCTCAGACCCATCGCCTTCGCGATCTCCGTGGTAAGCGGAAAGCTGTGGACCACCATCCCGGCCGGCATCTCGGCCTCGGTGCCGCGGACGTGCATGTCGCCGTGAACCCTGGCGCTCTTCATAAAGTCCGTGGTCGCCTCCACCATGGCGTCCTCGGGAATATGGTTCTGCTGGGTGTCGAAGTAGTCCTTTCCGTCCTCTTTGCAGATCATCCCCCAGCCGAAGACGAGCCCGAGGCCCTCATCGACGCCGGAGACTTTGAAGAAGCTCTCAAACTTCTTTTCCACGATGTCGTCCCCCCAGCCCTCGGTGAGCGGCTCGAACACCTCCGGCCCGAGAACGATCTCTCCCTGATAAGGCTCAATCCCTGAGAGGTCGCGCGGTTGCCCTGGCTCGGCGCTCGAGTAGCTGATCGTGATGTGCGGGGAGTAGCCGTCCCAATCCCAGGAGGCGCCCCCGTCGATAATCTGGGCGTGCCGCCAAGTGAGGTCGTTGCAGGCGAAGAGGAGCACCGAGGCTTGGCCCTCTGGCCCGAAGTTGGCGAGCTGGCGCGGGCCGCCAGGCCGGACGGTGACCTGGCCCTTGGGATCGCAGGTCCAGCTCTCGCCCATCGCCATCCAGTCCACCGGCGCCTTGGAGTAGGCGATCGTGACGTGCATGTCGTCGGGCGTGAGCGCGGTCTCGAAGCCGGCCTTCTTCGCCCAGGCGATGATCGCTGCGGCGTTGACCACCGAGCGGTAGACGTAGAGCGGCTGAGGCTCGCCGGCCTTCCCGATCACCGCTGGGCGCGAGCCTTCCATAGCCCCCTCCAGCATCAGGTCGGCGACCGTTTTCGGCTTCTTCCGCTTCGGCCGTGCGGTCCAATCGGGACCGTTCACATGGACGTCGCCGATCGCGGGCCCGCCGTCGTCCTTGGCAAATCTGGCCACTCGAGGCCTCCCGCTTCGCGCGGGAGAGTGTCGGAACCGGACTGTGCGCGCAAGTGGCGGACTAAGCGGCGGCCGCCAGGGCCTCCGCCTTGATCCTGAAGGTCCGGTGACATCTGCAGTTCACCGTCTCCTCGATCGGCGCGAGCGGGTCGCCTGGGTAGCGGAGTTCGGCGCCGGAGATCGAGACGAACGGCTCGCCGAAGGGCTGGACTTGGCCGTCGAGCGCGCGGTGGGTGATTCGGGTGCGGTTGTCCTCGACGGCGTGCCAGACTTGCTCGGTGTCCTCCTGGGCGATCCCGGCGCGGTCGATAGTCTGGCGGAAGGCCTCTTCCCGCGCCTGGCTGATCACCCGCACGCTCTCGGTCCTGGCGATCGTCTCGGCCCGATAGGCGAGGTAACGCGCCCGGTAACGATCCACCATCCGGTCTATTTGATCCGGCGTCAGCTCGCGCCGGCCGTCGGCGGCGGCTTCCACGGAGGGGTCGAAGCGGCGGTCGCGGAGCGCGCGCGCGAGGGCGTCGCGAGACCCGCCTTCGAGGAGGGCGCGGTAGCTCTCGACCGCGTCCCGCTGGTTGCTGGTGAGGCCGATCGACTCGCGGAAGGCCCTGGCGGCGGCTTGGCGGCTCTGGCCGGAGCCCAGGGCGTCCACCAGCGCCGTGCGGGTCGCCTCGCGCTGAGCGGCCGAGAACTCGCGCACGAAGTTGAGGGTGTTCGCCCGCATCAGCGCGGCGGCCGCCGGATCGGTGGCGTCGAAGCTGATCCCCACCGTTGGCCGGAGCGGGCCCACCTTGGCGGCGAAGTCTGCGGCCTCGGCGACCGCAGCGTCTTGGAAGACAACCGGGATCACCGAGCCCAGGCGCGCGACGTGGCTGTCGGCGATCGCCAGGGCGCCGTCGATGTCGCGGGCCTCCAGCTTGTCGGCGACCTCCTTGAGCACCTCTTCGGAGCGCATCTGGCGGACGAATTCTGAGAAAGCGGCGCGCACGCGGGCCTCCATGGTCGAGAGGAGCTTGTCGAGCCGGCTCAGCTCCTCGGTGGCGTCCTTGCGGATTGTGGGCCGGGCTCCCCGTCGGCGGCGCCGAAAGCCGCTCACTGGCAGAATCGCTGCGCCGTGCCGCCGAGGTTGAGCGCCCGGTGCTTCGTGATCCGGCACATGGTGCAAATCTGGCTGTAGGGGTGCCAGTGGTGGCGCACCGGGCGCGGGTGCTGGGTGCGCGCGGGATTGCCGCCGCGGCGCGTCGCTCGCTTCGCCCAGGCCGAGCCCTTGAAGCTCCAGCCCTTAGCAGCCTTGCCGGGCCGGCCTAATCGCCGCCGGACGCGGCGCTTGAGCCGCCGCGACTCGCGGAACTTCGGCACCGGCGGCGACCTGGGGATCGCCCGCCCTCCGGCGAGGCTCGCCGCCGCCAACGCCGCGCCCACCATCAGCACCCGCCCCACGCTCCGGTTCTCCATCGAGCCACTCCTTCGTCGGCGCCCCGAGCCAATCTCGGGTGAGCCCTGACATTGACCGAAAGCGGCCCAGCTGGTCTAGCCGGCTCAGCCACCCGCGGCGATAATTTCCGCCCTCGCTCCAGTTCCTCCGTGGGCTGTCGAAGTGCCCCTGGTGCGCATCAAGCGGGATCCCGGCGAGCACGCCGTGCGTGACGCCCACCTCGATCGCGACGGCCAGCGCCAGGAGCCCGGAGGAGCCGCCCCAATTCGGCGCGCGGTGCACCTCGAGCCCGCGCACGGAGAGCCGGTTCTCGCCCGTCCACAGCGCTCCCGCCGGCGGGAAGCCCTTGGCCTGGCGCTCGCTGATCCAGCGGAGGAGGTGCTCGGGGTGGTAGGTGGCCCAATGATCGACGCGCCCCGAGTGATCCCTGGCAGCGTGGTTGACGCAGATCATTATCCACCCGGCGCTCTGGGATACGCCCAACGCTTCGGCAGCAGCTAAGTCATCGAACACACAAGCGGCGGATCCGACACACAGTGCTCTAGTCATGGCGACAACCGCTTCCGTGCTTTCCAGGCTAGAGTTGCCGCCACCTTCATCTTCGCGATCGTTTCTTGGGAGTGCTTACGGCCGAGGAACGATTTGTTTCCCTTCGCGATCGCCGACAGCTTGCGCCTCGTCTCCGGCTTTATTTCACGCTCGCTGAGTTGGGCGGATATTTGCTGACGCCGCTCCGCACTAAGCGTTTTTCCGCGATTAGCGCCGCACCGGCGCCTTCCCTCCTCCGATTTCGGGTAATAGGGGTGCCCCATCCTGATCGCACTCAGCTTCGCGCGCGTCTCGGGCGTCGCCTTTCTGCCCGCCTGAGCAGCAGCATTTTTGGCCCGATGCTCCGCCGTGTGCCGGTATCCCCAAAATCCGTCGCCGCCAAGCGTCAGATTTACCAGCGGGCCGCTGCCATCGCATCTCCGGCCATACTTGGCGATGAGGCACGCCTCAAGGTCTAGGGCTTCCTGACCGGGGAGACCCGCCGCAACGATGCGAAGCTCAATTCCCAATCCAGCTTCGGCAAGCTTGAGGCGGACTGCCGTGTGATGACGATTGCTGCGCCGGAGCGAGCGGGCTCTCTCCGCCACTCCTTTCCCGACATAGAAGCATTGGCCGGTGTCGGGTCGCCAGTGCTCATAAACCATAAAGCGGCGGTCAGCAGCCGCAGCCTCGTCCTCGGGAAGACAAGCGGCCGATCCGAGGATCAGCGCGCGCACCGCGCCGCCTCGCGCTGGAGCCAGAGGCCATCACGGTCCAGCGGCTCGTCGTGGTCGTCTGGCCTTCTGGCCGGCTCGACCGGGTCGCCCATCAGGCGCGCCGTCACCGTCCGTGGGGCCCCGAGCACCGGACGCCGGAACTCGACGGGCATATTGTCGGCCACGCGGGTTCTGGGGCGACCGGGGCCGCGCTTCTCGGGAGTCACTGGCGCGACGTCACGCGCAAGAGCCGCTACGGCGTGTCCAAGGTCGAGTTCGACGCGATGCTCGAAAGCCAGGGACACGCCTGCGCCATCTGCCACGCCGACGAGCCCGGCGGCCGAGGCGCCTTCCACGTCGATCAATGTCACGATACTGGCCGTATCCGCGCCTTGCTCTGCCACAACTGCAACGTCGGGCTGGGCTTCTTCGGCCACGATCCGGCGCGGCTCACGGCTGCGATCGCTTACCTCAGCGAGCACGCCTAAACCCGGCTCCTTGGCCAGCTTCCGGACGCGCGGATACCGGGGACCCTCGCCGACCCATCGCTCTTGGCTGGGCGTCAGCGCGAGGGGTTTCTCCGGCGGCTCGAAGGCGTAGACGCTCGGGCGCCCGGCTTGGCCGCGCTCGACCAGAAACAACCGCTTGTCGCGGAGTAGGCACTGAATGTCATAGTTAAACGTGCTCGGGTGATTGCCAGTCCCCCTCGCAAGGTCGCGCATCGACACTCCGACGAGGCTTCCCTCCGCGTGCTGGAGCAATAGGTCAAGGGTCCGCTGGCGCGAGGCTGTCAGCGGCGGCGGCAGTCCGACGGGCGCCTCCTCGCCAGGGAGCAGCAGGCTCAGTTCGTGCCGGCCCTTGATCGGAACCCAGCGCACGCGACCCTCGCGCGCCATCTCCGTGAGCGTGAGCCGGATGATCGCCTTCTCGAAACCGAAGTGCTCGACCAGATGGCAGAGCAGCACGCCCTCGGGGTGGCGCGCCCGCAGGCGGGGCATGTCGCGCGCGAGATTGAGCCGGATCGTCTCGCCGATACTCAGGCGGTGGACTTCGCCGAGCCGGGCCAGCGCATCCTTCGCCTCGGCGAGTTGGGCCGTCAGATGCTCGACGGTGGTTTCGAGGAGGCCGGCGCGCCGCTTCGCCTCCACGAAGGCCCGGTGCTCGGTGACGCGGCGGTCGCACAGCTCGCGACGCCTGCGGTCAAGCGGCGACAACGCGGGCTCGTCGGGTCCGCTGGCCCGGTAGATGGCGGAGGTCTGATCGCGGGTCATGTAGCGGCGGTGTTTCATCAGGCCGTCGCCCAGATGCTCAGCTCCGTGCGCCACTCGTCGGCGAAGGGCTGGTCCTCGTAGCCCGGCATCAGCGGGAAGCCGTCGGTGAAGTGGACGATCGAGGGGCTGGCGATCGCCAAGTCGCTGTGCCCGACGAGCCAGTTCCACTCTGGAGGCAGCTCGCCGATCTGATCGTCCTCAAGCCAGGAGAAGGCGTGGAGGTCGCGCCCTGGCGCGGTGTTCACGAAGTGGAGGTCGAGGCGCTCGTTGGCCGGGTGCTCGCAGTTGAAGAGCATCACGCTCGACCAGTTCTTGCGCGGGTAGGAGGCCTGGGTCTGGCCGTCCATCTTCTCGCCCTCGGTCAGGAGCGGCGGGTGCTTCACGCACATCACCGCGTACTTCGGGTCGGCCAGTTCGAAGAGTCGCATCAGCGAGCGGCGCACCAGCACGTCGGCATCCATGAAGAGCGCCCACCCGGTCTTCGCCAGGATCGGGGTGAGGAAGCGGCTGATCGCGAACTCGGTGCTCATCGCCGCCTCGCTGATCGGGTCGTAGAGCTGGCGACCGCCGCGCGGGAGGGCGAGCTCGGCGATCGGTCGGGTGTAGAGCGCCCGCTTCTGCAGATCGCCCAGCTCCAGGCCATGCACCGACGGGCAGGGCCAAGTCCGCCGGCGCGCGCTGTGCCTGGCGACGCTGAACGCCGCCGCCTCGCGCCTGTCGAAGCCGATCCAGATGGAGAGCGCGGCGAGGTCGGGGTTTGTCATCGGGCCAACAGTACCACGCCGGCCAGCGCCGCCGCC